CTTCTGGATATTTTTGAGAGATATATTGATAAATGTATCGATCATTTCCGTAAATTTCAAATCCATCTACACTTTCGTATTTGGAATAAAACTCACGACAATCCCTGACAGTTCCAGGTTGAACTGGTTCTACGGGTTCTCCACTTAATGTCTTATACTTTGATTCTTTTTTAGTTTTTACAAAGAGAGTTGGAAAGAACTCATCTCTGGTTTCAAATCTTTTTCCATTTTCAACTCCACGTACCAAAAACTGGTTTCCAATCAATTGAACATTAGTGTAGAAACTTAAACTCATTCTTTAATAAGGTCCTGATATTTTTCAAGTAGTGTAGGTGTTGGATCTGCAAGAGTTAAAATCTTGTCAGAACTAATCATAAATGTATCTTGTTTTGTGTAACCAGAAAGAAAAGGTTCTAAAACTTTTTGGGTAGAACCTTCCTTGACAAGGAACGGTTTGATCAATTTGCAATCTGGCTCTCCAATATCAGCACCAACTTCTTCAATCTGACTGATTAGAACTAGATTGTTCATTAACATCATTACTTTGATCATCTTTTTCTCCATATCCTAAAACATTAGTTTCATACATTTTCTTTAACTTTTCAATAGGTTCTACTAAAGTAACAACCCAATCTACAGAAACTGGAATTCTAGTATCTTTTGATAAAGGATTCCAAGGAAACATATTAATTTCAAAAGCTTTGTTTCCATTTTCTCCAACTATATTATCTTGATTAATTAATTTTACAACGCATGGTTTATTAAAAAAGTATCCAATAACTTTTTGTTCCTCTTCCTGTCCAATAACCATCTCTTGCATATCTGCAATTATATCTTCTCCAGATTTTAAAATCGCTAATTTGATTGTCATTTTTTCTCCATACCTCTTAGTATTCTAGCAACAAAAAAAGGAGGAGTCAAGTTTCTCCTCGTTTTTTTGCTTCTCTCAATTTTGCCTTCTCACTCATTTTTCTTTTCGTCTCTTCACTCATTTGTTTTTTTGCGTCACTCATTCTTCTTTTTGTCTCTTCACTTAATTTTTTACCCCTATGAGATTTACTTATTTTATTTTTTGTATCTTCTGTTAATTTTCTTCCGGTCCACAATTTTGATAATTTTTGTTTTACTTCTTCTTTACAAGGGCGACCTTTTGAGGATTCTCCAATTTTTTTCTTTGTTTTTTCACTGTGTCTTCTCAATCTCATCATAGATTTAGTTTCTTCCGAGTGCTGTATAAATCCAGAGGGTTGACATCCACCACTATGCATATTTTCCAATATACCAGTTCCTTGACTTTTTCTACCAAGAATTTCGATTAAATAAATTTCGTGCTTAAATGCATCTTCCTCCGTAAGATTGTTCTTCAAAATTACTATTCTTTCATTTGGTGGCATCAAAACAGAGTGATTTTTGTCCCAAGCTCTTTTGCCTTTTCCTTTACCAATATAATAAGGAATATTATTTTCATCAAAATAAGCATATGTATAGTATCCCATTTAATCACTCTTACTCTTTATTGGTATTTATAAAAAAGGAGGAGTCAACCTGGTTTTGCCAGGTGCTCCTCGCGCCGACGATAGTTCAATTATTATTTATTCTCCTCCGTCTCCTCCACCACCATCACCAGAATCTCCATTTCCTCCAGCACTTGAGCGACTTCTCACAGGAACTGCTTTTCCTTTTGGAATTTGTTTTTGTTTTCCTTGGGAATATACAGTGTGTGGAACTGCTCCTTTATATGCGATTGATTTGAACTCATCAAACGATTTCATATGTTTTTTTCTTTTGATGTTCTGGAATAACTCTATTTAGTTTAATGGTGAGTAATCCATCAACAAAAGAAACATCGCCAACAACTACATCATCAGATAATGTCCAAGTACGAGTAAATGCTCTCTTTGCAAGTCCGTGATGAACATATTCATCAACAGAGTCATCTACTTTCTTTGCTTCTACAAAAAGTTTATTCCATTCAGAAGATACTTCAATATCTTCTCTCTTATAACCAGCAAGTGCGATTTCTAGTCTAAAGTTTGTGCTGCTCTCTTTAACTAGATTGTATGGAGGATAGTTTGCTGAAGATTCGTGCAGTGTTCCAAAACGATGTAACCATTCATCTCCACCAATAAAATGCTTTTCTACATCATTTAGAAATTTTTCAATATTTCCAGTATTATACTTTGCAAGTGTTGTGTACATTTTAGTTCCCCTTTTAAAGCGAGTGTTTGTTTAACATTACGGATCCTAAGACTCCGCTTTAGCGAATGAGGGAGTTTAGATCCTCACCTCATCATTAATAATTATACCAGATACGAAAAAAAGAGGAACGGTAAAAACCGAACCTCTTTTTAGGGTGTTCCGACTTTCGTAGAGACCGCACGAAGGTCTCATACTTATTTATTCGGTTTCTACTCCCTTTCCCTTCTTACCAATATTATACTTCTGCTCAAGAATCCAATCACCTTTGTCCTTATAAGAAAGAACTTTGATTTGATTCAAAGGAGCAATGTCAGTTACAGAATCTGGTTTTACTACAGTAATGAGTCCCCAATCAGCAAGCAAACGAACAATGCGATTGCGACGTTGAACATCATTCACAGTAAGATTAGCATGTTTACCATCAAGAGCAAACAACTCTTTAAAGTGTACAATAAAGTATCTACCTTGCTTATGAAGAATGTGGCAAGATTGATAGAGTTTTTTCTCCTTTCTAGAAGCAACTCCAATTCGTGTTAATGTTTCTCTAACTTTGAGAAAATCATCAGGTTCGTTTAGAATTACTTCAATCATTTGGTCCTGTGACCAATTTACTTGAGGTTCAATTGTTTGAGTAGTCATTTTGTTCCGCCAGTTTCAAGTCGTTGTTTAATAAAGTTGATTTGCTCTTTTGACAAAATTTTCAGTGCTTGGGATGCTTTTTCATTACTATAACCATAATAACGTTTGACACATTCTAAGTCTTGAACTTTATCTTTATGGAGCCAGGGAGAAAATCTCTTCCTTTTTCTTATAGTATTTAGAAAAAAACAATATTGCATATCTTTATCCAAATGAGAATTCAAATTCATCTCATTTGCGAACAAAATACAATCAATATTCCCCGATAAGCAACGATTAATAATAAATGGTGCGTATTCCTTCACTAAAGAAGGATCTTCATTCATCAGATTCTGTTTCGTTTGATTGATTGAATTTAACCAGTCCTTTAATTCCATAATTAAATAGCAACAGTTCTTTACGTTGTTTTTGCTCTCTCATATATTCACCAACAGAACGCATCGTATAAGTGAGATCAAACTCAGCAGCGTTCCAGTTCTTAAAGCGATCTTTAACCAGTTGGTCAGAATTATAACTCACCAACATATCCATATCGTTATTATCGCAATCAGCAGCAAACTTATCGTGATCGAATCCTTTATGCATCGATCCTTTGTTCCCATAGAGATTATCCTTAATGTCATAAGGAGGATCGAGGTACATAAAAGCACTACGTTCTCCATCCATCAAATAATCATAGGAGTAATTAGTTATACGCCACTTCTCAATCAACTTAGAATACTCAGGAAGTTTCTCAATTCCACGAACACTAAAGTTTGAGTTGGATGCCTGAGGAGAGAAAGAAGAACTTGCAGTCAAACCGCTGAAAGAACACTTATTCACAATATAGAACCTTACAGCACGCTCAAAATTACCAGTTACGGGATCCTCTAGGATGTCTTTCGAAATATTAAACAGACCTCGTGCTGATTCAGGATCTGGACAAGTACTTTTAAAATGAAGAAGATGATCCTTGAGTTCAGGACCAAACATCTGGAGTTGTTGCCAAAAGTTTACTAGAGGTTCGTAGAGATCATTTACCCAAATCTTAAGAAAGGGATATTTCTTTGTAATATGAATTGCAACAGAACCACCACCCAAGAATGGTTCGCGGAACTCATCATAGTTGCGAAGATCTGGAAAATATGGATCCATTTTGGCGACTGCTCTACTTTTGCCGCCCGGATACCTTAAACAAGTTTTAAGAGATTTTTGAGAAGTCATTTAAACTCACACTCACACATGATTTCAGTTAATGCTGCTAGGAGGTTAATTTCTTGATCAGCCACGAACGCACATTGGTATTGATACTTAGCAATAACAAGAACGGCAGCAGGAATAGATTGGGGTGAAAGGCAATCATAACAGGCGTCATACACCCTACGAAGTAGACTGCTAGCATCGTTGTCCAGGTTGGAGACCACCCACTTTCTGACTTCAGGAAAGTTTTTATCTTTGAGGTTCTTGATGAGTTCATTTACAGAGATGTCTGAGAAAGATGCAAGAATGCCCGAGTCGATTTTACCACCTGTAGAATATCTT